CTCGTAAAGCCCAACTCCTAGCCAGCCGCTACAAAGCTAAAGGTGGAGGATACAAATAGTGGCACTAAAGGCTAGTCAAAAAAGTTTAAAATCATGGACAAAACAGAAGTGGCGAACTAAAAGTGGGAAACCATCTAGTAAAACTGGTGAAAGATATTTACCTTCAAGCGCAATTAAGTCTTTATCTAGTAGCGAATACGCTGCAACTACAAGAAAGAAAAGACAAGATACTAAAAAAGGTAAACAGTTTAGTAAACAACCTAAGACTATAGCTAAGAAAACTAGATCGTATAGGAAAGTCTAATGGCTGAAGTAGAATACAAAGGTATAAAAGTAGGAGGGTCAAAGCTTCTACTTATTATTCCACTTATAGGTACAATCATAGGTGGACTCTGGGGTGGCTTTGAAGCTTACCAAAGATATTTATCTATGGAAAAAAAGATAGCTAACTTTGTATCTCCTGATTTATCTCATATAGATAATCATATGACTATGGTAGAAGGTGAGCTAGGTATTATAAGTGCAGAGTTTAATGCACTCAAAGAAGTAGATGCTTCAACTTCAGCAGTAATACGAGAGCAAATTAATTCTGTCAAAGCTATTTCTGCTCAACTACAAACAGATCTACACGATCTACGAATGGATCTTAACCAAGATACAGCAGAAACAAACAACGCTATTGAAGTTAAGTCAGACAAGATAAACGCTAATATAGATAAACAAGAAGCACGTTTAGAAAAACAAGACTCTCGTAATCGCCAAAACATAGAAGATGTACGAGGAGTTATTAATACTTTTGAACTACGGTTTGAATCTACTATCAGTTCTTTTGAAGAACGTATGGACTCTAAGATGTCAAAGCTAGATCAGAAGTTAGATAACTTAGAAGCAGCCTTAGATAAAAAAATACAACGTGCAATAGATAACCCATTGGCAGGTAACTAAATGAGTATAACGTATAGAGGCGAAACATTTGCAGGGTACAACAAACCTAAACGTACTCCTAAACATCCAACTAAATCTCACGTAGTTCTCGCTAAAGAAGGCGACACTATAAAAATGATACGCTTTGGTGAGCAAGGCGCAAAGACTGCAGGTAAAGCTAAAGCTGGCGAGTCTGCAAAGATGAAAGCTAAACGTAAAAGTTTTAAAGCTAGACATCGTAAAAACATTAAGCGTGGTAAGTTAAGTGCAGCTTACTGGGCAGATAAAGTAAAGTGGTAACTGTATGTGGACACCGTTAGCTCTCATATGTTCTATGTATGTTAGTACAGAATGTACGACATTTGGTGGACCTGTATTTAAAACAGAAGCAATATGCTATGAACAATTACAAACTGTAGGATTACCTTATTTAAGACAAAAATTTCCTGCTTCTAAAATAATAGATGTAAAATGTATAAACTGGGATAAGAATAATACAGGCACAGATACATAAAATAAAAAGGACACACAATGGCAAGTAGATTAACAAGATGGATTAATGCTCAATTAAAATCTAAAGGGCTTTCCGTTAAAGAAGCTAAAAAAAATGCAGGTAAGTATAGAAGTATTGCTGCAGCTAAAAAGGCAGGAAGTCTTTACTACACAGATAAAAATGGCAACATAATGATTGCAGCTTACGCTGAAGATTTAAAAACTTCACCACCACCTAAGAAAAGACCAGCAAAAAAGAAAAAAGAATCTGCTGCACCTAAAACTTCTGCTGCCCCACCTAAAAGACCAACAAGAAAGAAAACAGAAACTAAAAAGATAGATACTGTAGCTAAAAAACCTAATAGTAAAACACCTGATGAATCTTCAGGAGGAAGAGCTAAAGTAACATCTACTACTACTACTGTAGTCAGAGGAAGACCTGAAGCTGCTAAAGCGTTAGACAATTTATCAAAAGCAGTTGCTAAGTTTAGAATAAAAAAAGCAGATAGAAAAGCTACAGAAAGAGATTCTGCTAGAAAAATAGTACAAAAAATGGAAGAGCGAAAAAAAGATCAAGATGCATTAGACAGAGCATTACGTATGGATAATAAAGAAGAAAGAGAACGAGATGCTAGAAGAGCAGGAAATCAAAGAGATACTAGAACACGTATAGAAAGAGAAGCAGATCTATTAGAACAAGAACGTAAAAAGCGTTACAAAAGAGGTGTAGCAACTAAACGAGCAAAGGGAGGATTAATAGATATGAGAAAGACAGGTCTGTTTAGATAACAGCCACTTTAAGTTTAATAACTAAAAGGAACATACATTATGGATAAAATACGAACATCTATTGCAAGTATTACTGAAATAGGAATTTCACTTATCACACTATCTATCGTAGCTTCGATGTTAGTAGGATCAAGTAATCTAATATTCTTAGGTAATGCAGTTGCTAACATAGTCGAGCTAATTGAAATGTTAGGCAGCACTGGACTTGCAGGACTAATTGCTACAGGAATTATACTATACCTATTTGGGTGGTCAGGTTTCTGTGATTGTAAAAAGAAGTAAAAACACATAACAGGGTTGCAATAAAAACAATTTTATGTTATAACTAAGTGTGATATAACTTCCGTAGTAAGTCAGATTTCCTGACCTACTTTATTAAAAAAAGGAAGTATATCATGCTAAAAAATTTATGGCGCAGAGCAGTAGCTGCACAAGAACGAAGAGCCAACTACTGGAGATTACAAAACATGACAGACAGAGAACTGCGAGACATCGGTGTTGAGCGTTTTGAAATTAGTAAAAGGATTTATAAACAATGGCAATGACAAAGAAAAAAAGTGGTGGCTGTGCAGGTAGAGGAATGGATGTAATGAAGTTAAAATTAGCTGGCAGTATGACTAAACAAAAACCATCAAACTATATGGGTGGTGGCATGGCTAAAAAGAAAAGCATGAGCTATATGTATGGCGGCATGGCTAAAAAGAAAAAATAATAATAATAACACTATTATAAAAAGGAGAAGCATATGCCCGGAGGAAAAGGTACATATGGAAGTAAAAAAGGTAGACCACCAAAAGCTAAGATGATGGCTGGTGGAATGGCAAAGAAAAAACCTGCAGCTAAAATGATGGGTGGCGGCATGGCTAAAAAGAAAAAAATGATGGGTTATGCAGAAGGTGGAATGTCTATGAAAAAACCTGCAGCTAATCAAAAAGGTTTAAAGAAACTACCTAAAGCTGTACGTAATAAAATGGGCTTTATGAATAAAGGTGGTATGGCAAAGAAGAAAGTTAAATAATGTTAGCTCAACTTATATCACCTGTCACTGGTCTTCTTGACAAGTTTATTGAAGACAAAGACCAAAAGAATGCTCTCGCTCACGAGATAAGCACTATGGCTGAACGCCACGCACAAGAACTAGCAATGTCTCAGATTAAAGTTAATCAAGAAGAGGCAAAGTCTGGTTCTTTGTTTATCGGAGGATGGCGACCTTTTGTGGGTTGGATCTGTGGAATTGCATTGCTGTATCACTTTATCTTGCAGCCTTGCATTTTATTCTTTGCTACAATGTTTGGAGCTACACTACCACCTTTACCTGCATTTGATATGGGTAGTCTTATGACTGTTCTTATGGGAATGTTAGGACTTGGCGGTTTACGTAGCTATGAAAAGAGCAAAGGCATAGCTAAGAAATGAGTGCAGCAAACTTCTCTAAATGTTTAGATATGCTTTTACACCACGAAGGTGGTTTCGTAAATCATCCTGACGATCCGGGTGGCATGACCAACTTAGGTGTTACGAAAGCAGTATACGAAAAGTACATCAAGCGTAACGCTACTGAAGCTGAGATGAGAGCATTAACAAAGATTGATGTCTCACCTATATACAGAAGTAATTACTGGGATAGGGGGCATTGTGATGATCTACCTAGTGGAGTGGATTGGTCTGTGTTTGATTGGGGTGTTAATAGTGGAATGGGCAGGGCAGCGAAAGCGTTACAGAGGGTGGTTGGTGCTACTGCTGATGGTGCTATTGGCCCTATGACAGTTAAAGCTACTCACGCTATGAAACCTCACGATGTAATAGTTAAGATGCACTCTGTTCGTCAAGAGTTTTACGAAAGCCTTTCTACGTTTAAAACATTTGGTAGAGGGTGGTCACGTAGAAACGATGAGACATTAGAAGCAGCATTAGAAATGGCAGGAGAATAACATGGCAAACAAAACTGTAGAAGCACCAAAAGGTTTTCACTGGATGAAAGCAGGTAAAGGATACAAGCTAATGAAAGGTGAATATAAACCTCACGCAGGCGCAGTAAAGAAAGCTTCGTTTGAAGTACAGAAAGTTCACAAAAAATGACACGAGTATTAACTGACAATCAAAAAAAGTTTTTAGAAGTATTGTTTGAAGAAGCTGGAGGTAGTCACGTTACTGCAAAAAAACTTGCAGGGTACAGTGAAAACACACCAACTAAAGCTGTAACTGATTCTTTAAAAGACGAGATCGTTAGTGCAACTACTGATTACTTAGCTCAGATTGCACCTAAAGCTGCTGTAGCTATGGCTAGAGCATTAGATGATCCTACAGAGTTAGGTATACGAGACAAGATGTCAGCCGCTAAAGACTTATTAGACAGAGGTGGATTTGGTAAAGTAGATCGTGTAGATGTTAATTCATCTGGTGGCGGTGTATTTATATTACCAGCTAAAGAAGGTAAGAACGAATAAAACGTGAAGACTTAGGGTATTGGGAATTACCTAAACCTAAAAGAGGAAAAGAAAAACATTGGCATACGATTGCTAGAGTATCGTTAAAAACTGTTCCGTTTGGTTATAAAATTAATGACAACAATGACAGACTATTAGATCCTGTAATTGATGAGCTAGAAGCACTAGAAGTAGCTAAAAGACATTTACTACAATACAGTTACAGAGAAGTAGCTCAGTGGTTATCTAGACAAACAGGCCGAAGTATATCCCACATGGGACTAAAGAAAAGAATAGACATTGAGCGAAAACGTAAAAAAACAGTTGCTATTAAACGTAGGCTTGCCCAAAAACTTGCCCAAACGCTCCAAGAAATTGAGAACCTCGAAACGCAAAAAGTCGGAACCTACTCTAGTTAAAGAAATTGAAGCTGTACCTGCTAAACCTATAGCACCAGCATACGATGTACAAGAAGCCCAAGACGTAGTCTTCAAAGCTAATGACGGACCACAGACGGACTTCTTGTCTTCATCTGAAAGAGAAGTACTTTACGGTGGTGCAGCAGGTGGTGGTAAATCTTACGCTATGTTAGCTGATCCGTTACACGGATTAAACAACGCAAACTTTAGTGGGCTACTAGTTAGACACACTACAGAAGAACTAAGAGAACTTATACAAAAAAGCCAAGAGTTATATCCTCGTGCTATACCCGGTATAAAGTGGTCAGAAAGAAAAAGCCAATGGATATCACCTAGAGGTGGCAGACTTTGGATGTCGTACTTAGATAAAGACTTAGATGTAACACGATATCAAGGACAAGCGTTTAACTGGATAGGCTTTGACGAGTTAACACAATGGAGTTCTCCTTACGCTTGGGACTATATGAGATCTCGTTTGCGTAGTGCATACTCTAAGGAATTAGGTTTGTACATGAGAGCTACAACAAACCCCGGAGGTGCAGGACATCAATGGGTTAAAAAAATGTTTATAGACCCTTCACCTTATAACGAACCTTTTTGGGCTACAAACATTGAAACAGGAGATACTATTACATTTCCTAAAGGCCACACTAAAGAGGGTGAACCTTTATTTAAACGTAGGTTTATACCTGCTAGTTTATTTGATAACCCTTATCTTGCTGAAGGTGGTGACTACGAAGCAATGCTTTTGTCATTACCAGAGCATCAAAGAAAACAACTACTAGATGGAAACTGGGATGTAAGCGAAGGTGCAGCATTCCCTGAATTTAATAGAAGCATACACGTAATTGATCCTTTTAAAATACCTCAAAGTTGGGCTAGATTTCGGGCCTGTGATTACGGATATGGGAGTCACACAGGTGTACTTTGGATTGCAGTTGCTCCTGATGATCAATTAATTGTGTACAGAGAATTATATTGTTCTAAAGTTACAGCGACAGACTTAGCAGATATGATCTTAAATGCTGAACAAGAAGATGGAACAATTCGATACGGTGTCTTGGATAGCTCCCTTTGGCATAAGAGAGGTGATACAGGTCCAAGCCTTGCTGAACAGATGAATATGAAGGGATGCAGATGGCGTCCTTCTGATCGTTCTAAAGGCTCACGAGTGGCAGGTAAAAACGAGCTACATAGACGCCTGCAGGTAGATGAGTTTACTGACGCACCTCGCCTCGTATTCATGTCTACCTGTACAAATACAATATCGCAGATACCTGCGTTACCATTAGATAAAAATAACTCAGAGGATGTAGATACTAAATCAGAAGATCACTTGTATGATGCGTTAAGATACGGTATAATGACACGACCTCGTAGTTCTATTTGGGACTTTAACCCAGCAACACAACGATCAGGCTTTCAAGCGTCTGATCCTACATTTGGATATTAATACTTATGACTGATACAAACAACTTTATGGAAACTGATGCATCTTCTTCATTAGATGACATTAAAGATACAGAAAACTCAGATGATCCTAAATCAGGAAGCATAGTTCAACTTGTAGAAGATCGCTTTAAAAAAGCTGAAGATGCTAGATTTGTTGATGAGCAAAGATGGATGAGTGCTTACAGAAACTACAGAGGTTTGTATTCTGCAGATGTAAAGTTTACAGAAGCAGAAAGATCTAGGGTATTTGTTAAAGTAACTAAAACTAAAACTCTTGCTGCATATGGACAAATTGTAGATGTACTATTTGGAAATAATACATTTCCATTAAGTGTAAATCCAACTAAATTACCTGAAGGGGTAGCTGATACTGTGTCATTTGAAACAGATGATATGGGTAAAAAAATTGCAGAAGAGTCTCTTGAAACTTTTTCTAAGCCTGAACCTTTAATAACACCAGATACTGTGTTAGAACCGGGAGACACGCTAACTAGTTTAAAAGAAAGATTAGGACCACTAGAAAAAAAACTAGAGCCAGTAAGTGATTTAATAGTAGAGACTACTCCTATTACACCTACATCTGTATCTTTTCATCCTGCAATGGTTGCAGCTAAAAAAATGCAAAAGAAAATACATGACCAACTTGAAGAGTCTAATGCTAATAAACAATTACGTTTAGCTGCATTTGAGTTGTCTTTATTTGGTACAGGTATTATGAAAGGACCGTTAGCTGTTAATAAAGAATACCCTAATTGGAATGACGAAGGTAACTACGATCCTGTAGTTAAAACTGTACCTGCAACTAACTATGTATCAGTGTGGAATTTTTATCCTGACCCTGATGCAGCTAACATGGATGAAGCAGAGTATTGTTTAGAACGTCACAAGATGTCTCGCTCACAAATGAGAGCTTTAAAGAAACGCCCTTTCTTTAGATCTAATGCAATAGATAACGCTGTTGAATTAGGTGAGTCTTACGAAAAAAAATGGTGGGAACAAGAAATGGAAGATGACGCCCAGCAAAGTTCTGCAGAGCGTTACGATGTACAAGAGTTTTGGGGATATGTTGATGTTGAGTTATTAAAAGAACACGACATTGAAATACCTAATGAATTAAAAGATTTAGATGAAGTAAGCACAAACGTCTGGGTATGTAACGGACAAGTACTGCGTCTAGTTATGAACCCTTTTAAACCAGCTATACTACCTTACTACGCTGTACCTTACGAAATTAACCCTTATAGTTTTTTTGGTGTAGGCATAGCTGAAAACATGGACGATACACAAACTCTTATGAATGGATTTATGCGTATGGCTGTAGACAATGCTGTACTTAGTGGTAACTTACTCATAGAAGTTGACGAGACTAACTTAGTTCCCGGTCAAGACATGAGTGTGTATCCCGGTAAAGTATTCCGTAGACAAGGTGGCGCACCGGGTCAAGGCATCTTTGGTACTAAGTTTCCTAATGTAGCTCAAGAAAATATGCAGCTATTTGATAAGGCTCGTGTACTTGCAGATGAAAGCACAGGCTTTCCTAGCTTTGCTCACGGACAAACTGGTGTGTCAGGTGTAGGACGAACTGCATCGGGTATCTCTATGCTTATGGGTGCGGCAAATGGTAGCATACGAACAGTAGTTAAAAATGTTGACGACTACTTACTAGGCCCACTAGGTAAAGCTTTCTTTAGTTTTAATATGCAGTTTGATTACGATACTGAAATTAAAGGCGACTTAGAAATAAGAGCTAATGGTACAGAAAGTCTAATGGCTAACGAAGTACGTAGTCAACGACTAATGCAGTTCTTAGGTGTAGTTCAAAATCCAATACTTGCACCATTTGCTAAGATGGACTTTATCATTAGAGAGATAGCTAAAAGTATGGATTTAGATCCAGATAAAGTTACTAACTCTATGAGTGATGCAGCTATACAAGCAGAGATATTTAAAAAGTTTAAAGAAGAAAATCCTGAAGCTGTACCTGAAGCAGCACCACAAGGCGCACCACCTGTTGCACCTCCTGCAGGTGGACCAATGAAACCTCCTGCTGGTAAACCACCTTCACCACAACAACCTCCTGCTGGAGTTCAAGTACGAGATACTACAGGAGCAGGTGGTGGTACTATAGGAACAGGTACAGTTCCTAATCCGGGTGAACAAGGATTTACAGGAAATGTTCAATAATGTCTAGTGCTGTAAAAAGATTTTTTGATAGAATAATAGGAGGCATAAAAACTCCTACTCCTAAACCTGTTGTTAAAGATGAAGAAGTATTAGGTTTAATGGCAAGAGGAAAAAAGAAAAAACCTATTAAGTTAGAACCTTTTAGCACAAAAGATGAAACTCGTATGCAAGTTCTTGAAAGCCAAGCTAAAGTTAGTGATGCGTTTAGTCCTGAAGCTAATCCTAAAATGAAACGATTACGTGAAGCAGATAAACTTTTGAGGGAAGGACAAGCAACTGATGATGTGTTAGAAGCAGCAGGCTATGATAGAAGAGCATATGAAGAAGCCCGACATGAAGCAGCTATGGCATTTGAAACAGGAGAAATTGACACAGCATTAATTGATCTTGAAGAAGGTTTTGGACACGTTAAACTAGAAAGCAATGCATATAAAAAATTAGCTGATTTTTATAGCCCTTTAGCAGTTGCAATAAATGATATAAAGTTTCCTAAAAAAGGATTATCTTTAAAACAAATTAAAGAAAAATTAGCAAATGAGTATAATATTCCAACAGGACAAGATACTGAATTTGATAAAATATTTAGTGTAACTGATTTAGATAGATTTGATAAAGATGCAGCTCAAGATTTAATTAATAGAAACGCTATTAGATTAGAAGCTGTTTATATAGATGAAACTGATCCAGTAAAATTAATGAATAAGGGTGTAGAAGTTATAAATGATAGAGTAAATACACTTGCAAAAAATAATGTATTTGACCCTCAGATTGCAGACATAGACTCTAGAGAAGGTTTTGCACAAGCGTTTAGTAGAGCAAGTGATTATCAAAAGTACCAAAGACCGGGAGTTTATTTAGATAATTATTTTCGTCTTCGTTCAAAGTATCTTAAAATAGTAGAGGCATACAATAGTTCTGCAGTAATAAAAGGACTAGATCATCCCAATACAGTAGCTCTTAAAAAAAAGATGGATACTTATGGATTTGATAGACATGACGGAACTCCCCTATATGATTTTAAAAAAGGACCGACTTACGCTACTATTAGACTTAGACTTGTTCCACATAAAGGGTTTGAAGAATTAGTTAATCTGTACGATAAAAGACTTTTAGATGTTTTAGCAGACGGTAATCAACATTATACTGCTGATACATTAGCTCACGCTAGAATAGATATTGTAGATGAAACTAGAATTGTTCCAGAAACACTTAGCAAGTTTCCGTCAAAACAGGGAAGCAATTTGCAAGAGTCTGCGTATTTAAATACGTTTTCTGAATGGAGAAAGAAAAACCCTAACTCAAAATTAAATACAAAATATGTGTATCTTACTGAAGGCCAAAGTGATTTACTACAATCATTTATGTTAGACAATGAAACATTATTAAAAGCATTTAAAGATGACAAAGAAACACTCAGATATCACAAAGCTTTAATGAAACAAAGTATTCTTAATGTGCCTGTAAAAAGAAAAATCACACGTGATACACTTGACGACCAAGGATTTAAAGAATCAGATTTTACAGATCAAAATAATTATTTAGGATACCCTGAATTTAATAGAAAAATAAGTGAAGATAAAGATTTTCTAAAAAGTGGTTCTATTCCTAAACCTAAGTTATACCCTTTACCTGCAGAAAGTATGACTGCTGTAATGAAACAACTACTTCAAGCAACTATAGCTTACGCTCATAAAAATAACATAAAACAAATTGTTATTCCTTCTGTTGAACAAATTGCTTCTTTACGAGACAAAAGTATATTTAGAGTACCATTTGACTCAAGAGTAAAAATGGGGATGAATGTACGAGATCCCAACGAAAGCATAGAAAGGTATCACAAAAAAGTAACACAAGGATTGTTTTTTCAAACTTATGATACAGCTATAAAAAATGCACTTAAAAAATTAAAGAAAGACGGATTAATTACAACATTTGAAACGCCAACTCCTGTATACTCTCCTGTAATACCAAAAGACTTAAGTATTAGTTCACAACGAATAGACTTAAAAAAAATAGATAAACAGATTTCTATAAAAGAACTTATGAAACTTGACGAGTTACGTTTAGAAGTTTTCAGAGGCAAACAAAGATATGATGAATTAGACAAGTTTTATAACAAACGTAAAAAAGGAATAGGTAAATACAATGAAGCACTAGACAACTTTATGAAAGTAGCAGATAATCAAAGGAGTTCAGAAGAAATAACAAGGAAAACAGATCTTATTCCTGCAGACCCTATTTATATTAATAAAACACTTAACACAAATATAGAAAATTTAGAAAAAAAATTAAGAAATTATATAGACTTAATTGCAGAGCTTTCTCCTCGTTTAAGAAATGAATTTTTTGATGACGACTTTGTTACAAAAAATATAAAAGACAATAGACTTCCTCCTGATATTATGCAATCCAACAATAAAGATTTTACAGATGCTTGGATAAATGTTATAAAATACGGTACTTATAGCCCTAGTCAGTATCAAACATTCCCACTAAAACAAACACATACTCGTCTTCAGTTACTAGCTTTTAGAGCTAGCAAATATGAAACAGAAAGTCTTTTTACGAGTCCCAATGACGTTATGCTAAAATTAATTAAATTAGTAGAAAACGAAAGACAAGTTTTGCGTGAATCTACTCAAGCAAAAAGAATAGCAGAGCAAAACGCTTTAGTAATAGATATCAGCAAACTAAGTGAAAAACTAGGCAAGCAAGACTTTGTGTTAGAATTTAGTAAGGGTGGTTTAGTTGTAGGTAACTTACAAAAGAAAGGCTTAATGTCAAGAAGCACGAGTGTAGCAGCGTGAGAGAATTAAAACAAATAGTAAATCAAAAACCTGTATGGGATTCTTTTTTAGAATATTTAGATGAGACTATTACTTTAGTACACAAAAGACTAGAACAAGAAGTAGATGTCGAAAAGATATACAGAGCGCAAGGTGAGATAGCTGCACTCAGACGTTTAAAGTATATGCGAGATGAATTTAACAATGACGATAAAACAAAAGGATTTTACTGATGGCTATAGAACAACAAATGGAAATGTTTGGTAAACGTGATATGGGAAAACTAGATGATGATGGACTAAAAGTAGATCCTGTAAGCGGCAACCCAATACCACCCGGAAGTATGGCTAAAGAAGTACGAGATGATGTAGAAGCTAGACTTAGTGATGGTGAGTATGTAGTTCCAGCTAACGTAGTTAGATTCTTTGGTGTTAAGTTCTTTGAAGATTTACGTACACAAGCTATGCAAGGATTAGCTGCTATGGATAGAGCTGGTAGAATAGGTGGCGAACCTACATCTACTCCTACTCCTGTAGCTATGCCTATGCAAGATCAAATGGCAGATGTTAAACCTGATATTAATAACAACGAAATGGAAATGTTAAAAGGTCTAATGAATGAAGGTGGTGTTGTACGTCAATATCAAACAGGTGGAGACAACACAACATATACATCAACTGCATATAATCCTTTACAGTACCCTTTAACTCAGTACGCAACTCCGGGTGCAAGTGTATACAACCCTAATTTAAACCCTAATGTACAAGCTTTAGAGCAAACACAAACTACAGCACCTACTCCTGCAGGATCTGAATCTACATTTGTAACATTTGTAAACCCTGCAACAGGAGCATTACAAGTACTACAATACATAGGAGGTGAACCTGCTAATATAGAAGCTTACAATGCACTAATTAATCAAGGGTTCTTTATACAAGATAGTGAAGAGTTAGCTGCATATAAACAAAGAAAAGAACAAGATGAAATGTATGATCCTGCTGAAGGAGTTAGACCTACACCTATGGGGGCTAACCCAGAAGAACTTGTAAATTTAATCTTAGAATCTGGCGGTATGGAGTTACCCGGACTAGGATCAAAAATTCTTAGTGGTGTAATGGGTGGTAGTAAAGTATATCAAAACGATATAGACGCTGCTCTTGAGCATATAATTGATAAAGGAACAAGAAGTGTAGGTCAAAATGCATTACGAGATGCAGCAGGAAATATTGTGTTTCATACAGAAGGACCACTAAAAGGCAAAGTAATGCGAGAGCAAGAAAAGGTAAGTCCTGAAATGGTAGCGTATTTAACTCAAATAAAAGAAATACGAGATGGTGCAAAAAAAGATGGTGTATTTGATAAAACTCTCTTTAGAGATGGCATGATTACTAAAGGGCTTTTAACAAAAGAAGAAAGCTTCTTAGGTTCACGATACAAAACATTAACTAAAGATCAAATAAATACTAAGTTTAAATCTACTGACCCTATTGTTACTAAGTTTCAATCTAAATACAAAACAGTTACTCCTGATGCTGATACAAAAGGTGAAGACCTTACACCTAAAGGAGGAGCAAAAATTGTAGCTCCTACTGGAGTATCTAAAACATTAACTAAAGAAATACGTGACGAAGATTTAGGTGGAGTAGGCGGTGGACCTATTGGAAGTACACCTACTGGAAGAACTGCTACTTATGGTGGTGGCATGACAGGTTCAGATGATAGACTAGATGATCCAAGAGGAGAAGGTCAGTACGGTGGAGGTAGTAGAAGTCAACCATCTAGTTCTGACTCAAGTAGTAGTGGGGCTGTAAGTCAAAGTAGACCTGCTCCAATGCGTCCTTCTGTATCTTACACAGGAGTTGGTGGAGGTAGTTCAGGTGCTTATCAAAAAGGTGGACTACTAAAGAAACCTACTAAAAAGAAGACCAAGACTAAAAAATAACTATAAGGCAAAACAACTATAAGGCTACCCGGTGATGCTGGCCCCAACATAAAAGGAATATAATATGCCCGAACTATCAACTATGGAAACACCTAAGACTGCTGGCTTTGTTGACAGCAAACACACTAATGCAAATAGACGCAGAGCAGAAAAAGAAGAAAAAGAACTAGAAGAACTATTAAAAACTGGAAAAGAAGAAGCAGTTGAAGAAGAAAAAGAAGTAGTAGAAACGACTGCAAAAACAGAAGCTCCAAAAGAAGTAGAAGCTAAAGCAGAAGACGACACAGATTTAACACGAGAAGAAAAAACATACAAAAAACGGTATGATGATCTTCGTAGACACCAAAATAAATTGGTTGAACAAGTTAAAACTTTAGAAGCTAAAGTAGCTGATCCTGCAAACTTTGCTGCTCCTACTACTGAAGCAGAACTAGAAGCTTGGAAAGAAAAGTATCCTGATGTTGCAAACATTGTAGCTACATTAGCAAAGAAAGAAGCTAAAGCTATGTACGATGCAGCCGATGAAAGACTTACTCGTCTAGATGAAATAGCTGAACAAGCTAATAGAGCTAAAGCTGAAGCAGAGATAAGAGCTATACATTCTGACTTTGATGAGCTAAAAGAAAGTGATGTGTTCCATGATTGGGTAGAAATACAACCTAAATGGGTTAAAGATGCTCTATACGAAAACTCAGATGACGCAGCATCAGTTGCTCGTGTAATAGATTTGTATAAAGCAGACAATAACATAGTTAATAAAACTAAAAAAGCATCAGCTAAAAAAGCAGCAGCAGCTATCGTCACTAAGAAAGGACGTACCTCTGTAGATGCAGATGAAGTTAGCAGTAAAATTACAGAGTCTGACGTAAATAAAATGTCAGCTAAAGAATACGAAGATCGTTCCGATGAAATAATGGAAGCGATGCGTACAGGGCGATTTGTCTACGATATGACAGGTGCAGCCCGATAAAAAAAAGTGTTGACAAATATGTCTCACTTTGATATAACTAGTACTACCTATAAAAACTAGTGGCCCTTTTAAGTAAGCTACCCACAGTGTTTATATTTCAACACAAAGTCTAAACTAACCGATAAGACCTACCTGATACCAAAGGCCCAATAAAAGTTAAGAATAGCTAGTCTTGCTTGAATTGCACCCTGACCGTTCAGCCTCTTATTACTACCGTTTAGCTTAATTCGTAAGCCAAACATCCATAGGAGGAATTTAACATGGCTTTTTCAACAGCAGCAGGTTATGGTAACCTGCCAAACGGAAACTTCTCTTCGATTATCTACTCGAAGAAAGTACAGGTTGCTTTTCGCAAGTCTACCGTAGTTGGAGATATTACTAACTCTGATTACTTCGGTGAAATTGCGTCACAAGGCGATACTGTTAAAATAATCAAAGAGCCTGAAATCTCAGTTAAGGCATATGCTCGTGGTACAACTATTCTACCACAAGACCTTGACGATGAGGACTTCTCGTTGACAATCGACAAATCAAACTACTTTGCTTTCAAGATTGACGACATTGAAGAAGCTCACAGCCACGTAAACTTTATGCAACTTGCTTCTGATAGAGCAGCATATCGTTTGGCTGACCAGTACGACCAAGATGTATTGGGCTACCTATCAGGTTACAAACAATCATCAATTCACAGTGCAGCAGATACAGTTAACTCAACTGTAAATGGTAGTGTGGCAGTTTCAACTGCAGGAACAGATGAACTTCTTTCCAGCATGAAACTAAATAAAGGTGACTTTGGTAACATCACTACTACTTCAGCAGGAACGCACTCCATTCCGCTGACTCCACGTATGCCGGGTGCAACATCCTTGCCAACAGCTACAGCATCACCATTGATGGTTGTATCTCGTATGGCTAGACTACTTGATCAACAGCAAGTTGATTCAGGTGGACGTTGGCTAGTTGTAGATCCAGTGTTCATGGAGATGCTACGTGATGAGGATTCTCGTCTTCACAATGCAGACTTCGGAGCATCAGGAAGTATACGTAATGGTCTAGTTGTTAACAACTTAGGCGGTTTCAGAGTATACAGTTCAAGCAACTTACCTGCAGTTGGAACAGGTCCGGGTACTTCTGGTACAGCGAACCAGCTTTCTAACTACGGTGTAATTATGGCTGGACACGATTCTGCTGTTGCTACTGCAGAGCAGATCAATAAAACCGAATCATATCGTGACCCTGACAGCTTTGCTGACATTGTTCGTGGTATGCACTTGTATGGCAGAAAGATCCTTCGTCCAGAAGCTCTTGTTCAAGCCGTATATAACGCAGCGTAAGGGGAGATTAAGAAATGGCTACTATAACATCACTTTTACTTCCTGCTACAGGTAACTCTAACAGAGGCCGTATGCCGTATCAAGTCGAACTAATAATTGACTTGACTGCACAAGCTATTGATTGTTCATCTGGTGACGTAGTACAATGTATTACACTACCAGCTAACACTCATATACTTCATGCTGGTGTCCAAGTTGTAACTTCAGCAACTATGAACACAGGTACAGATGCTACTATAACATTGGGTGCAGCAGACGCTGACGAATATGTAACAGCATTTGACATTGACGGTGCTTCAGACTTGGCATATGCGCCAAGCGTTACACCTTCAGCAGAAGTTGTCCTGTCTTCAGCAGATACACTAGACCTAACTTTTGCAGGTTCTGGTGCTACCTTCTCAGCAGGTAAGCTTAGAGTTTACGCTCTATTGATGGACGTTTCCGAACAGGGAAGCACATCAGCCGATGAAGTCGATAGAGACACATTGGCCTAATAAAAGCATATCGGGGGCTGGGTCTAACTTGGCCCCCAAAGCTTACTTTAAATTATGAAAGATATTTAGATGGCAGAAACATATCTAACTTTAACTAATAAAGTACTTGCACGATTAAACGAAGTTGAATTAACTAGTTCAACTTTTTCATCGTCTAGAGGTATTCAAACACAAGCTAAGACTGCTATCAATGAAGCTGTAAGATATATAAATCAAAGAGAATATAACTACCCTTTTAATCACGCAACAAAATCACAAACACTTACGGCTGGAGTAGTTAGATACTCATTGCCTACAACCACCAAAGTTGTAGACTACAACACATTTAGAATAGTTAAAGATAGTGACTTGGCAGTTAGCGGAGGTCAACTTTCTATCTTAAATTATAATGACTACGTAAGTAGAGCAGTAGAACAAGAAGATGAAATAACAACTACAACATTAAATGGATCACACTCTGACTCAGTAACTACACTGACACTTACATCTACTACAGGGTTTGATTCTTCAGGTACTGCACATATAGGTAACGAAATTATATCTTACACAGGCACACTTGGTAACGATCTTACAGGTGTAACACGAGGTGCAAGCTCTAGTACTGCATCTGCTCACGCTAGTGGAGTTACAGTTGCACAGTTTGATAAAGGAAGTGTACCTACTCACGTAGTGCGAACACCCGATAATAACTATTTAATGTATCCGTACCCTGATAAATCATACGTAATAAAGTTTGATTACTTTACGTATCCTACAGACATGGCTGCACACGACAGTACAACAACTATACCTGATAGATTTGCTGCAGTTATAGTAGATGGTGCAACTGCATTTATATATCAATACAGAGGTGAGTTACAACAGTACGGTATAAACTTTGAAAGATTTGAACAAGGTATAAAAAATATGCAGAGTTTATTAGTTAATAGATTTGAGTATATAAGATCTACATATATACCTTCAACAGGTTATGTAGGAAATTCAAAAACAGTATTACGAGTTAATTAATGGCTGATCAGTCAGGAGTACAACCGTTTTCTTTTAATTGTGAAGGTGGGCTAGTTTTAAACAAGTCTACTTTTATTATGGAACCCGGACAGGCACTAGAGTTAACTAACTTTGAGCCAGACGTTGAAGGTGGGTACAGACGTATCAATGGTTTCAAACCTTATATTTTTCAACAAGTTCCTGAAACTACACTAAGTACTGAACCTATATTAATGTCTGCATTGTTTAGCAACTACATTCTTGCTGCTAGAGGTGAGAAAGTTTATAGTTCAGCTAGTACAACACTGAGTCAAAAGGTCGCATCTTCTACTGGTATGACAGGGTCTGGTACTCTCAATGTAGTATCAACAACTTCATTTAGTTCTAGTGGTACTGTAGGTATTAACTCAGAGATATTTACATATACAGGTAAGACAGCAACAACTCTTACAGGTGTAACACGAGCTGCAAGTAGTACAACTGCTGCTGCACACGCAGCGTCAGACATTGTATCGGAAAGTTGGACAGTAAGAGATACAGGTAGAACGTCTGCTGCTAGGTATAGATTTGAAAGATTTAACTTTGATGGCAACGATAAGTTTATTTTTGTAGATCAAGTAAATGCACCAACTGTATTTAACACATCTCTATCTGCTACAGATGTATCATCAGCAGGGGGTGGAGAAGTAACTACAGCAGTTACTGGTGCTAAACACGTAGCTGCATTTAAGAGCCATATGTTCTACTCAGGAATGTCTAGTACACCACAAGAGTTAGTGTTTAGTGTTCCGTTTGATGAAGACAACTTTGCTACAGCTAGTGGTGCAGGTAGTATTAAAGTTGACGACACAATCGTAGGACTAAAAGTTTTCCGTGAAGATTTATTTATCTTTTGTGAAAACAGAATATTTAAACTGTCAGGAACTACAAGTTCTAACTTTGCTATCACGCCAGTTACTCGTAACATCGGTTGTGTAAACGGAGATACAATACAAGAATTTGCTGGTGACTTAATATTCTTAGGACCAGACGGATTACGTACTATTGCTGGTACTGCAAGAATTGGTGACGTTGAGTTAGGTACAATTAGTTCTAATGTACAGTCTATATTTAGAGAAAACATCAGTGCATCAGAAAACTTTACATCATTAGTTATACCTGACAAGACACAGTACAGAATATTCTTTTCTAAAGAGGGTGGCGCACAAGCTGCTACATTAGGAGTTATATGCGTACTAAAAGGACAGAACTTTGAGTTTTCACAAATAAAGGGTATACGTCCTAATTGTACAGACAGTGTAGTAGAAGCAGGAGATGTTATACCTATACACGGTGGCTTTGATGGATATGTCTATAGACAAGATCAAGGCGATACATTTAATGGTACATTAATTCAAGCTAAGTATCGTAGTCCAGATTTAACTTTTGGTGATCCTGGTGTGCGAAAACATATGCAAAGAGTAAATATTAACTACGCACCAGAATCAACTATTGATGCAGATATGTTTGTACGTTATGATTACGAAGATGCAAACTCCACACGACCTGCTGCGTATGCGTTAGATAGTTTGAATGTAGGTGGTGTTTATGGAGCATCAGCTACCACGTATGGCGTAGCAGCATATGGTGGTCCTTCATCACCAATCGTTAGAAAATCGGTAGAGGGTTCAGGCTTTGCTGTAGCATTAAGAGTAGAAGATGGGGCTAATTCAACTGGTCCATATTCATTAAAAGGATTTCAAATGGAATATCAATTAGGGGCTAGAAGGTAATGGGAGCAACCTACACAAGACAATCAACTTACGCAGATGGAGATACCATAACTGCGGCACACACCAATGATGAGTTTGACCAACTCTTAGCTGCTTTCGCATCGAGTTCAGGACACACTCACGATGGCACTGCCGCAGAAGGTGGACCAGTAACTAAACTACTAGGTAACACGCTTACATTTGGCGCGGCTACTTCAGGTACAGACATTACAATTACCTTTGATGGTGAGAGCAATGATGGTGTACTTAAATGGATGGAAGACGAAGACTACTTTGAGTTCTCTGACGATATACTTATTGCTTCTACAGAAAAAATACAATTTCTTGATACTGGTATATATATACATTCTTCTACTAATGGACAGCTAGATATAATTGCTGACGGAGAAGTACAAATTACA